CCGGCGGTGCCGGTCTAGGGAGATATCATGGCAGCGCTCGACTTCCCCAACAGCCCGACCCTGAATCAGCAGTATGCCGCGCCGAATGGCGTCACGTATCAGTGGGACGGGGCGGCGTGGATCGTGACGGGCGGGCCGCCGGGGCAACTCTGGACGGCATCGGGGGCAACCCTCGTGCCGACCGATGCGACGAAGAGTGTGGCAGTCCTCGGCGATGCTACCAGCGGTGCAATCGTTACTGGTGGGCGTCGCACGGCGAAAGGGCGAATTGTCAATAATCCAACGGGCGATGCGGTCCACTTTTGCTTTAATCGCACGATGGTTGACCCAGCCGATGATGCGACGTTGCCAACATGGTCGGCAGTCATGGGCGGCGGCGGTGCAGATAACTTCCGTGTGCTACGGTCAGCGGTAGGAGCCTCACCAGTAAGCGCATCGTCTGTGCTGCTCACGCTCGACAACCTCGGGGCGCTCACGCTGCCCGGAGATACTGCCTCGCAAAGTAAAATCGTTCTCGGAACGAATGCCGCGAAGGCGCGCATCCAGACTGGCAATACCACCGCCGCGCCGTGGATTGCCCTCGGTGCCAATCGCGACGGCTACGCGGGAACCGTGGACGATTCCACAAAGCCTGGCTGGCAACTGACGATGAACGCGAATAGCGATAATTTCCTGGTCGGTCGTCAGCCAGCGAGCGGGAGCTACGGGAATCTTCTGGTGCTCGACAACGCGGGCAACCTGACCCTCACCGGCAAGCTGAACGCCCCGGCCCTCGTCGGCGCGCGGAACTCAGCGGCCCAGACGGGCGGAGCCTGGTCCACGTACAACACGGCCCTAGACGTCATCTCGCAAACGATCACGACCAAGGGTGGACTCGTCATCATCACCGTCAACATGAACCTGTCCTATATACAGCTCGGCGCGTCCGGCAACGTGCTGGTCGATCAATTCCTTCTCCGCGACGGCGCCGGCATCTGCGAGGTTCCGCGCAACATCGGCGGCGCCGTCGTCACGCCGCTCCCCGCCTTCACCTGGGTCGACAACCCCGCAGCGGGGCTCCACACCTACAAGCTCCAAATCTGGATCGGCAGCGGGACGAGCGCCTCGGTGCAGGGGACGGCGGGCAATCCGGGGACGCTCATGATGCAGGAGATTGGCGCATGACCTACACCTGTGCCGTCTGCGGCAAGCAGGCGAGCGACCCGACCGGCTGGGCACGGGCGCAGATCACACAGACCCACTACACCTCCGCACTCCCGTCAGTCGGCCCCGACGACGCGCTGGTCGTGCTCGACTTCGACACCGACGCCCACCGCGACGAGTGGTGCGCGAAGGCAGGACTCGCGCCGCCGCAGACACCGAAGGGGACGCCATGAGGAGCGTGCCACGATGACCCGCACCACTCTCGACGCCAAGCGGACCCAGCTCGCCGAGGCCCTCCAGGAGACGGCGATCCGCCTCGAACGCCTGCGAGGTGCTCTCTTCCTGTGCGACGAACTCCTCGCCGAGGAGGCCACCCAGGAAGGGAAGGCCACCCAGGAGGGCAACGGGCTCGATTTGCACCCACCTCCCTCTGATGCTACCACCCCATCGGCCCCACCATCGGGGAGCCAGGGCGGTTCTCCATCCTTCCCCGGAGGAGAAGACGCTTGAGACGCGTGTTGCCGTCCTGGCTCCCCCCACCTGGGCTCTTGGCTATACCTACCTAGCTACCCATGTTCCTATTGGCTATACCTACCTAGCTACCCATGTTAACCTACGAGCCAGAAGTGCCGCAGAAGGTCGACCTCCGCGAGGGCATCCGCGAGTGGCTCAATCTGCGCAACGGCTTCTACGTCATGCGGATTCACTACACCGCAGACCCCCGCAAGCGCACCGCGACCTGGAAGCAGGACCAGCAGAAGAACTACTCCCTGCGAGCGTGGAGACGCGAGTATGAGATCGACTGGACCTCCCCGGAGGGCGAGCCGGTCATCCCGGAGTTCGACGCGACCCGCCACACACGACATCTCGATCCCGTGCGAGATAGAAGGTTACTTAGATTCTGGGACTTCGGCTTCAACGCCCCGGTCTGCCTCTTCGTCCAGCTCTCGATCTACGGCCAGCTCCTCTTCCTCCGCGAACTCTGCCCCTTCAACACCCCCCTCGACCGGTTCATTGAAATGGTATTCGCGCTGTCTCGCGACCTGGTGGTCCGCCTGGACCACTTCGACGCCGGCGACCCCTCGGGAGCCCGCTACACCGAACTCGGCAACATCAACAACATCCTCGCCGAGCATGGCATCACCATGAACGCCTGCCGGCCCACCAAATGGGGCGACCAGTCCTCGACGGATGTGAGCTATGCCAACTTACGTAATAGATTCCTCCGCAACGTGTACGTCCCCCGCATCGGCCTCGACCCCGCCATCCTCATCGATCCCGTTGGGTGCCCGAACCTGGTGGAAGCCCTCTCTGGAGCCTTCTACCATTCTCATATCCCCCCCTACCGGCCCGCCAAGTCCCATCCCTACAAGGACCTGGTCGACGCCGCCCGCTACGGGAACGACAATCTCGGCGGCTTCGACTCCTCCCAGGAGGCCGAGATGAAGAAGCTGGCTCTCGCCGACCGCGCGTGGTAGCCCTGGTGACACGCCCTCCCCTCGTGTGGTAGAGGGCCCGCAAGGAGGCTCATCCCATGTGGAAACTTCTTGCTGGCGGGCTGGTTCTCGCATCCTTGCTAGCTGGGTCCGCTCGAGCTGCCGGTCCCGCCGACTCCTGCTTCCCTCTCGGCGCGGGCTCGTGCGTGCGCGTCCCCCTCCCCGTCGTCCCGAACGCGGCCTCGCTCCCCGCCGTCTGTACCAAGGGCGAGGTCGTCCTCGTCTCCACCGCGACGACCGGGCTCGGCTGCACCACGACCGCCGTGAACCAGCTCTGCGCCTGCATCGCGCCCGGGACCGCGACCCCCTGGGGCGTCGTCCCCTAGGTTCCCGCGTCCATGGGTAGCCTTCCCAACGGACGTACCCACTACCTCCGCCTCTACGAGGAGTCGGATGACGCCCGCAACGGCAACTGGTTCATCCTGGACAACCTCGTCGGGGCCGCCTTCACCCCCGGCTCCCCGCTCCAGATCCCCGACAACTACATCACCAGCCGGATGATCCTCGACGGCACGATCCAGGCGATCGACATCGCCGGCCACACGATCACCGGCGGCCCGACCGGCAACCTCGCCACCGAGACCGTCACCGGGGGCCCCGGCGGCAACATCGCTCCCGCCACCATCACCGACTACAACATCCACGACGTCGACTGGTCCCACATCACCAACATCCCGAACGGTGGCCTCCCCGGCGGCCCACCCACCGGTCCAGCCGGTGGTGACTTGCTAGGTAGCACCTACCCGAACCCGATCATCAAAGCCCTCGCGATCACCAACGCCAAGGTGAACGACGTCGCCTGGGGGAAGATCACCGGGGCCCCCGCCTTCCTGACCGCTCCCGTCGTCGACTCGCAGATCACGTCGCTGTCCTGGTCGAAGATCACGGGTGCCCCGGCGTTCTTGACCGCCCCCGTGACGCGAGCCCAGATGGCGGTGAACGCTCCCTGCGGCGGGGTCGTCTACCAGGCCGTCCCGACCAGCTTCAGCATCGGCGGCGCGAGTGCCGTCCCCCCCACCACCGTTGCCTCGCTCTCGATCACGACGCGCGGCGGCAGCGTCTTCCTCTTCTGCAACTCCAGCCTGACCGCCAACAGCGGCGCCAGCGGGGGAACCGTCTCCACGCGCTGGCTGCGCGACGGCGCGACGCAAGTAACCGGGAGCGACTTCCTCCTGAACGGCGCGGCCTTCACCTCGCTTCCGCTGGGTGCCTGGGTCGATCCCGCCGTCCCCGCCGGCACCCACACCTACGCTTTCCAGGCCGCGACCGATCCCAACTGCTATGTCATCTCCTCCAACGTCGCGGGCGGTGGCATCCTGGCGATGGAGGTAGGCTAGCCATGCTAACTATAGAGGTACGGTGGTAGCGATGCGCAATCTCCTCGTCACGGCGATCGTCCTCGTCACCTTGCTCTGTGTGGTCTACCTTGCCAGGGGAGCACCCCCCACGGGTGCGTCGTGCTCGAACGGCGTCCTGGCATCCTCGGGCACCATCGCGAACGGCGTCCTCCCCAAAGCCGTCACCGGCCACGGTCAGTCCTCCTTCACCTTCGAGATCGCCGCGACCGCCGGCACCGGGACGGTTGGCCTCGTCGCATGCTGTACCGGCCTCTGCGACGTCACGACCGGCCAGTGGGGCCTCATCGGCACGACCGGCTCTCTCGCCACCACGACCCCCCTCGTCTTCACCGTCGCCTGGCCAGGGGCCTGCCTCTACTCCCTCCAGGTGACCGCCGCCACCGGCCTCTCGGGCAACGCCTCGGTCGCGTGCGGCGGGATCACCTCGGGTTGAAGGCGACCCTTGTCCCGCACTCCTCTCTATACGATCGCGGTCGTGTATGCGCTGATATTCCTATTCCTGTTGCTATCTAGTCTTGGGCTGGCCCAGCAGCCATCCACCCCCTGCCTCCATCTCAAGCTCACCGGCGACGCCGCCCTGAACGACAACTTCTACAAGCTCGACGACCACATCTGCACGCTCGAGCGCACCGTCAACTCGCTCGTCGCGACGCTGCCGACGACGACCTCGACCTCCTCCACCTCGACCACCTCGTCGACCGTCCCGACCACCACGTCCTCGACCTCGACCTCCTCCACCTCGACGACCTCGACGACGCTCCAGGTCCTCCCTGCTGCTGGTCCTTCCGATGTGAACTGCCCGACGACCACCCCGGCCGTCAACACCTACGTCTCCTCGCAGAACGGCTACATCAACGCGATCCAGACGTGCGCGACGGGTACCCGGTCGGGCGGCTACGACGTCACCGCCGTCACCATGTGGATTCAGAACGCCACCGCCGGCAAGCACATCATGTGCTCGGTCTACGACTCGGCGACCCCCCGCAACCACCTGAACGCCGGCTGCGACACCGCCTCGACCGTCCTCGCCGCGAACCCGAGCACCTTCGTCACCATGGCGGTCCCCGGTCCCTGCCACCTCGCGACCTCGACCCGCTACTGGATCACCTGCCAGATCGACGACAACTTGGGGCAGTTCGGCTACAGCAACGCGTCCTGCCCCACCTGCTGGACCTGGGTCTCCCAGGTCTACGGCACCTGGACCGCGACCCTCGGCACCGGCAGCTCCTACAACTTCACCCCCGCCTGGTACTTGACGATCAGGTAGGCCAATGCCGGAGCCTGTACTATCTCCTAACCTAGCCAGGAAGAAGGTGATCCGGCGCTGGTGGAACAAGCGCGTCGGGCCCCTCATCGCGAACACCAGGATCGAGCGCAACGCCATCCTTCGCCCCCAGTGGCTCCGCTACCGCCGCATGTGGGCCCTCAAGGGAACCGAACAGAGCTACCACGGTCGCTTACGGCTCTACATCCCGACAGCCCATCGGATCGTCGAGAACTGGCAGCAGAAGCTGAAGGCCGACCTCTTCCCCCAATCCGGCCGCTGGTTCTCCTGCAAGCCCAAGTCCACCGTCGACGACGAACGCGCCTGCGAGGTGACCTCCCTGATGGACGAAGCCGTCAAGGAGACCATGGAGGTGAAGGAGAAGTTCCCCGCCCTGCTGCGGGACCTCGGCATCATCGGCACCACCATCGTCGACATCGGCTGGCTGCACGAGGAGAAGCTCGTCCCGACATTACAGCAGATCTTGAAAGACGGCAAGAAGGTCACCCGGGAGACGATGCGCAACACGGTCCTCTACCTGGGACCGACCTTTCGCGTGGTGGACCCCTTCCTCTTCTACGTATACCCCCCTACAGTACGAACTATCAAAGAGGCTAGCTTGTGTTTCGAGGACCAGATGGTCGACCAGGGCACGCTCGAGCGGATGGCGCGCACCCCCATCGACCCCGACCACCCAGAGTTGGGGATGCAGGTCGAGAACTGGGCCGAGGTGAAGGATTACTTAAGACAAAGAGATACAGGTGATAAGTTCCAGGCCGAGCAGATCAGGTTGGCCGAGCGCGGCCTCAAGTCGCGGGCGGAGCTGGGGCGCCTCGATCCGTCGCGCCCGGTCGACCTGACCACGATCTACTGGAAAGGGAGCTTGCAAGACGAGGAGGACGACGACGGCAAGCTCGTCGACGAGCCCCCCACCTGGTACAAAGTGATGGTTACAGGTGATGATATACCTGTATCTATCCGCCAGAGCCCCTGGTGGGACCAGGAGCCCTCCTACCTCGCCGCCAAGTTCGCCGAGCTGACCAACGAGTTCTGGGGCTACGGCCTCATGTTCCTGCTCGACCATCTCCAGTATTTCCAGAATGACGTCTGGAACCAGACGGGCGATGGGCTCGTCTTCTCCCTGAACCCTATCGTGGCGATGGATGCGACGGCGATCCAGTTCCCCGACAGCATCAGGTACAGCCCAGGGGCACGGTGGTTGTTGAGAGACCCGACCAACTCCGTCTTCATGATGGAGCCTCCCAAGGACACTCCGCAGGTGGGACTCTCGGCGGTCCAGGCCATAGCTAGCTATATGGATACTACGGCGAATGTGAGCCCCTCGGCTCCCGCTCCCTCTCCCAACGGCAGAGGTGGCTCGAAGGCCCAAGGCTCCGCAACCGGTATGCAGATCGTCGCCCAGGACATGCAGCTCCAGGTGAAGGATGTGGAGGAGTGCCTCGAAGGGGGCATCCTCACCCCCATGCTTCCCAAGTGCTACTCCAGGTTTCAGCAATGTCTCGACGTGGAGCTTCTCCTGCGGATGAAGGGCACCTCCGCCAACGTCCTCGTCGAGCGCCAGGTCAGTCGCGACGATCTCATCGGCAAGTTCACCTGGCAGTGGCAGGGTAGTGTATGGACTTTCAATCAAAATGTGAAGGTCCAGCACATGATGAACTTCCTCCAGATCCTCGCTCGCGTCCCTCCCGACTTCCTCGCCCAGGACAACGCCAAGGTGAACTGGCGCTACCTCCTCACCCAGGTGTGGTCGATCGGCTTCGGAGACCAGGAGGCCGAGAAGATCATCCAGGACATCCAACCGACCAGGGCCGTAGATGCAGATATAGAGAATGAGTTGTTTATGTTAGGGCGAGGCGATGAAGTGACCGTGAGCCCCCTCGACGACGACATGAAGCACGCCGAGGAGCACGACACGCTCCTCCACAGGTCGAGCCTCCCCGACGACGTGAAGGGCGAGATCATGGCCCACGTGAAGCGCCACGCCGCCTCCTACGCGATGAAGAAGATGCAGGCCCAGCAGCAGGAACAGCAGCAACAACAACAACAGCAGATGCAGCAGATGCAGCAGATCGCCCAGATCGTCTCGATGCTGGGCGGCGGACGTGGTGGGGGGCGAGGTGGTGGTGGGCCCCTGGCCGCCCTCCTCGGCGGTGGACCGGAGGGTCCGGGGCAGGAGGGGCAGCCCCCCACCATGACGAGTGGCCGCACCGTGATGCCGACCGCTCCCGGCCGCCTCCCCTCCACCCTCGGCGAAGGCGACGTGCAGCGTCGGCTCCCACGGCAAGGAGGCTAGCATCATGGCGAAGAAATCCCTCCCGACGGTCTCGAAAGCGAAGACCATCCTGGAGGAAGGCGAAGCCCGTGGCTCCCCCCTGACCGCGAAGCAGAAAGGCTTCTTCGGCATGATCGCCGGGGGCGGCACTCCCAAGCGCGCGATGCGAGGGGGAGGCGCCAAGAGTGGTGGGAAGAAGGGTGGCACCCCTCCTCGTGGCCACATGAAGGGCGCCGCCCACGACGAGATGCACCGCCCCATCGGGGACACCGGGGACTACAAGGTGCGCCGTCGTGGACTCTGACCCCCTCATCCCGAAACACGTCCTCGACAGCCTCACCCCGGCCGAAGACCCCGTCGGCGAGCTGGGTGGGGCCCAATTCTCCCCCCAGGACCTCGCCCGGATCGAGCAAATCGCCTCGTCGCAGACCTGGGACTACCTCGAAAAGGGCATCCGCAGCGCCCGCGAGGCCCTCCTCTCCTCCACCCCCAAATCCACCGACGCCCTCTGGATGACCTGGGGCCGCATCGCCCAACTGAGCGACCTCTTGCATGGTGGCCCCATGCTCGTGCTAGAGTATTCCAAGATGGCTGAGCGGCGGCGAGACCAGCCCGCATCTTCCGTAGATGGCGAGGTCTCGCATGTCCACGTGCATACCTACAAAGGAGAGTAGCTCCCATGGCTGACGAGCCAGTCGAGGGCCAGGCCGACCCACGCGACGCGATCATCGCGAACCTCGAACAGAAGCTCTCCTCCTTCGAGGCCACCCTCGGAGCCCTCGCCAAGCAAGGCGCCCAGCAGCCCCCTCCGCAGCCGACCCCCCAGCAGCAGCGCGCCTGGGTGCGCGGCGCCGACATCCCCCTCCCCGTTCGCCAGAGCATCCTCGCCCAGGGCATGTCGGAGGCCGACCTCGAAGCCAACTCCCCCCTCGTGATGCCCTTCATCAACGCGATCGGGGGCGCCCTCGCCGCCGAGATGCTCCAGATGGTCAACATGGTGAAGGACGACATCAAGCTCATCAGGATGGGGAGAGACCCAGAAAGCTACCCCTTCCTCGACAAGCTCGAGGACGACATCACCTCCCTCCGCGAGTCGGGCCTACGGGAGAATCGCTACTACGATCCCGAGACCGCCTACCGCATCGTCTACGCGCGCAACGAGAAACGGCTCAAGACCGAGGCGGGCGAGCCGACCCCCGCCGGGACCCGCTCGAAGGACATGTCGGCCCAGGGCTCGATCCCGCGCGCCTCGGTGCGAGGAGTCACTGCGGAAGAGTCCCGCGCCCCACGGACCGCATCCGACGTCGCCTCCATGAGCAAGGAAGAGCGCGACGCGTTCTTCGCCGCCAACGAGAACACACCAGTAAGGTAGATACCTATGTATACCCTACATACTACCCCTGGCGCCGCCGACGAAAACACCCCTGTCAGGTAGAGGGAGGAGATAGACCATGGCAAGCGAGCAGAATCTCTCCACTGTACCAAGTCTATCTCCAGATATTATGGCTCTCTATATAGCCGATAAGCTGCTGGAGAGAGCCACCCGCGACACGGTGTTTTGGGACCTCTGTGAAAAGACGGCTATCCCAAAAGGCGAAGGCAAGACGATCCAGTTCACCCGCTACGAGCGCCTCCCCCTCCCCGAGGCCCCCCTGGAGGAGTCGGTCACCCCGCTCGCCAACCCGATCTCGCTCTCGACAGTCACCGCCACCCTCGACCAGTGGGGCGCGATCGCCTCGGCCTCGGACGTCGTGCAGCTCGTCATCAAGCATCCCCTGGTGCAGCAGGCCCGCGAGCTGCTCACCCTCCAGCACAACGAGCTGGTCGACCGCGAAATCCAGGTCGTCGCCATGGGCACGACCGGGGTCTACTTCGCGGGCAACGTCGCGACACGGGCCTCGCTCATCGCCGCCAACGTGCTGCGGACCGACGACGTGCGCCGCATCGTCGCGACCCTCAGGTCGAATGGCGCTCCCACCTACGAGCAGGGCTCCTTCAAGGGCATCGTCGATCCCTTCGTCGAGGGCGACATCTCGAAGGACCCGACCTTCGTCAACGCGGGGGTCTACTCACAAATAGTGACCTTGAAGGACTTCGAGATCGGCAAGTGGATGGGGGTGCGGTGGATGCGCTCCAACTTCATCCCGATCATCTCCTTGATGCCCGCCGGGATCGTCACCTACGCCGCCAACACCACCTTGACCGGCACCCTCACCGGCGCCGTCGGCTTCGCGACCTCCTCGCACGTCAAGGTGAAGGTCACCAAGCTCGACCAGAACACCAACTTCGAGACCCAGATCGATTCCGAGCAGGACATCACCTCCGGCACGGGCGCCTTCTCGGTCGCCGTCACCATCGCGACCGCCGCCCCCACCGGCTACTACCGCATCTACGCCTCGATGCAGGGAGGAGCCTCTGGCACAGCAACCCTCCAATGCCGGTTCCTCCATACCCAGGGCAACGCCGCCGAGCTTCCCGTGCAGTTGATCGCGGCGGGCGTGCCGGGCGCCTCCAACATCTTCGTCGTCACGGGCTCTGGCCCCGTCGCACCTCCTACCCCTCCCGCCTCGATCAACGTCCACATGTCCTACGTGATGGGGCGGGGCTTCATCGGAGCCACCGAACTCGACGCGCTCCGAACCTTCGTCACCCCCGCCGTCGCGTCGGACAGCGATCCGATCGCCCAGCGCACCAAGATGTCCTGGAAGCAGCTCTTCAAGGGCATGATCCTGAACCCCTCCTACGGCTACCGGGTCGAGTCGGCGAGTGACTTCTCATAGGTAGATAGCTATGGACGAGGAGATCGACGAGGAGTACCAGGTCCCCTTCAAGCACAAGAAGAAGAAGCACCACGCCAAGGAGGGGAACGGGTCAGCGAAGGGGTTAGCCGAGAAGCCCGACGTGGAGGTCGCGGAGGAGGAGGTGCCGCCGACCCCGGCCCAGCTCGCCGCCGAGTCCCTCGACGGCGGGGAAGGCGGTCCCCTCCAGCAGGTCGGCTCCTTCTCGACGAAAAAGTTGAGGAGGAAGCTCGCCGAGTACACCGAGGAGTACCAGTTCCTCTCCCCCGACATCTCCCACGCCGCCGTCGCGAGAAGGATCGAGCTGTGGCGCCTCCAACGTGTCCTCCAGGACATCTTGGACGCCCGCGAAGAGATCGTCGAGGTGACCGTCCCGCGCTCCCCGATGGGCCACCCCTATGTGGTGGGTCCCAGGTCCTTCGAGCCCGGGGTCTACAAGCTCAGGGCTTCGGTAGCAAGCTACCTCCTATGGTTAATAGGTGAGTCTCAACGTGTGGAGCTGCAGCGTCTCCAGCAGAACTCCAAGAACATCGACCTCGGCACCATCGGCGAACGCGCCAAGCAGATCCATGCGGCAATCACGAGGGAGTGAGCCATGGCACGAGGCGGCGAAGGCAAGTACTCCTCCGACTACAACTCCTCCAAGAGCACGGGAGGCAGCAGCGACGGCGGAGGCGGCAAGAAGAAGTGGATCGCGGGAGCCATCAAGCACCCCGGCGCCCTTCACAAGCAGATGGGTATAGCCCAGGGCAAGAAGATTCCCGCCGCCAAACTCGCCAAGGCCGCAGCGGCCGGCGGGGTCCTCGGGCGCCGGGCCCGCCTCGCCCAAACCTTGAAGAAGATGCACAAATAGCCATGAGACTCCCCCTTGTCCTCCTCGCGATCGCCCTCCTCTCCCTCGTCGGCTGCGGGCTCTGCGCCTCCCATGAAGCGCGCGAAGCCGCCCCCGCTGCCTACTCGGCTCCGCCTCCTCCTCCGCCGCCTCCACCTCCGACCAAGCGACGTGGCGGCTAGGCGCACCATGGGGCGCACCACAGCCGTCGAGACGAGCGACCCCTGGCAGCACGGCTCGCACCGCGTCTCGATCATGCGGAAGATCGGGGACGAGGAAACCGTGTTGATCGAGAGCTACGCCAAGACCCATGGCGACGCCCTCGGACGCCTCTCGGCCTACCTCGCCGCGATCCGCCAGCACAAGGCCGAGTACAACCGCCTGGTCGTGATGGCGGCCCGCAAGCAGCTCTCCTTGATCGAGGCGAAGATCGAGGAGCGCGGCCAGCTTCTCCGCGACATCGAGGCGAAGCTCGCGGTCTACGAGGGCACCGCCCCGCCGCAGCCGAACGGGCCAGAGCTGTCCAGCATTCTCCGCGACGAGGACGAGTGATCCGATGGGCGCCCCCGTCCCAGGCGGCCGGATGTCCCGGGGGCAAATTCTCGCCGACGCCCTCGCCCGGGTCGGCAACACCAACTCGGACCTCACCCAGGAGTGCCGCATCAAGCTGAACCGGTTCCTGGAGGAACTCTACCTCGCGTGGGACTGGCCCTTCCTCTACACCTCGGTCACCCTCACCCTGGCCTCGAACGGGAGCACCCCGCTCCCCCCGGACTTCCTGAAGGCCCAGGACGACTGGGGGCTCATCGTCATCAACCTGAATGGAGTGCCATGTAGGTATAGAGTTGCTGAAGTAGATCGGATGACCTTCGAGGCCTACCAGCAACCCGCCGTCTTCACCGCCGCGACCCTCCCTCGCGTCTGGCACGCCGATCGCTCCAGCGGGGCCCTCCTCTTCTACCCCTTCCCCGACCCCGCCGTGGCGGCCTCGCTGCGCTACAAGTTCCTCCCGCCCGACGTCGACCCCGGCATCGGGAAGATGGACCCCACGACCCTCGCCTACGACACCGACATCCCCATTTTCCCCTTCGGCAACTATCTCACCGATGTCGTGCTGGAGTTCGCGATGGGCTACGAGTCCGACCCCCGCCAGTCCCAGCAGAAGTTGATGAACGTGGACTTCTTCAAGACCATCCGGGGCGCCTCCTTCCCTCCGCACGCCGTGATGCCGTCGGACAGCGGCCTCGACCCGAACGTCTTCGGGCCCGCCTGGCAGGGCGAGGGCTGGACCATCTGGCCGCTGCGGCAATGGTAGCTATAGGTATAGGTATACCCTATGGCAGCCCCCATCGAAGCCATCGAGCAGGAAGTCAACGTCCGCAAGTTCTCGGGCGTCAACACCCAGATGGACCCCGTCTTCATCGGGGGGCAGTTCCTTCGCATCGCACAGAACCTGTTCCCTAACTTCACCTATCGATTAGCGAAGCGGTATGGCTCCCCGCTCTACGGGAAGCTCACCACGGGGCCGGTCGCTACCATAACAGACCTCTTGTATACGAGCTACCTCGGCAATCGCTTCCTCTTCGCCTACGCCCAGGGCACCGGCATCCCCGGGGGTCCCGACTACGCCGCCTGCTTCACCAACGACGGTCCCGAGGTCCAGGTCTACACGTCGGGCTACGTCGGCTTGACGGGTCGATTTGTCCGCTATGGCAAATACGTCTACCTCGGCAACGGCAAGTCCCCCTTCCAGCAGTTCGACCTCTCGGTCGTTCCGCTGGCTCCGCCAGTGGCCCTCGTCCCGATCACCACGCTCGCCGACAACGGCGCGCAGCCCCAGCAGCTCGACATCCCGGCCAACGCCCCGGCCTCCATCATCCCGGGGGCCTACCAGTACGCCTGGGCGGTCTACAACACGGCGACCCAGCTCTACGAGCAGCGGACCGACGTCCCGGGCCCGAACAGCCCGCACGGGGGCATCTCCATCTCCCCCGACCTCCCCGCCGGCAAGTTCCTCCGCTTCACCGCGCCCTCGACCGGGCTCGCGAGTGGCAGGGTCTACCGGCTCTTCGTCGCGGTGGTGAACCAGCCGATCGAGTTCGGCTTCCTCCAGGGCGACAGCGTGGGTCCCGGTGGCGTGATCGACGTGACCGCCGTCGACGTGAACCAGCACTTCGTCCCCCAGGAGACCAACGTGCTCAGGACCGGGAACTTCTTCACGACCTTCCTCAGTCGGCTCGTCTTCGGAGGCGACGTCGGGGACCCCGCCGCGACCCCGCCCCGGCTCCCCGACCCCCTCGCCGCGAAGGCGACCGGGGTCATCCTCCCCGGCTACGAATCGACCACCTTCAACACCGGCGCCTTCTTCCCCGCCTTCGCCCGCATCCCCATGCCCGAAGAGGTCACCGCCGTCGGTGTCGCCTCGGTGACCTCGGGCTTCGACCCGCAGGCACCCCTCATCATCCACACCTCCACCAGGACAACTCTCTATACTGGAGGCGACCCCTTCGACCCCAACGGGACCGCCTCCCGCGTCGAACTCTCCGCCCGCATCGGCTGCCCCTCTCCCACCGCCATCGCCATCACGCCCTACGGCTACTTCTTCATGTCGGTGGACTCCATCTACATGATCCCCCCGGGCGGCAGCTACCCGCAGGACGTGGGCTGGCCGATCGCCGACCAGATCAGGACCATCCCCGCGACCCGCCGCGCCAACGCCGTCGCCTGCTTCCACAAGGGCTTCGTCAAGTTCGCCTTCTCGCGCCCCGGCGAGTCGACCAACGCGACCCAGTACTGGCTCGACATCCGCACCGGGCTCA